ACAGGACAGTGGTGGCCATGGGGCGTACCAAAGAATGGGATAGGGGCGGGCACTGCCCGGCTTAATACAGGTTAGCGCCTGTACAAAGCATTACCTACGACAACACAGTTGCAACGTAGGAGGTCTCGATACGACCTACAAAATGAGGGGCCTCTTCTGTGGCAGAAAAAGTCGGGCCTATGATTGCACCTACTTTGAAATACACGCCGGATATTCCTTTGGTGGAATTATTTAGCGTTTCTAGTGCGTTTACTGCGGTGGTTACCAAGGTTTGGTTGCGGGCAGGGCCGCGGCCTTTTTCTGAAAATACGCGGATAACAATTGCGCCACGCGCGTTATCAACGCTAGACGTAAGCGTGGGTTCGTTGGTAATACCGAAAGTAACATTTACGCGGATGTATTCAGTGGTTGTGTTGGGTGGGACTGCTGTGATGTTGTCAAAATAGACCGGCACAGCTGGGACAAGTGCTCCAAACGCTGCAAGCAGCGGATTTTCAACAGCGGCGCGGATTGCTTGGTAATTCATAGTCGTACGCGGCCTAGTTCGCTGTCTAGTTCCAGCTTAATTCGGCGGTCGATATTGCCTCCCTGCACGTAGGTGGGGTACCAGTCGAGAGGGGCTGTGCTGCGGTTAGGTCCTTCGTCGTCGCCGATTAAATCGCCGCGATAACCGCTAATACGGGTGCCGCGGTCGTATTCCTTGATTGGAAGTGTGCCAGGGTCGATGTAGTCGCTTTCAACTAGATCGCGGGCAGCATCTGCGTGAGGAGCAAAATTAGAGATTGTGTATTTGATGTCGTCGAAAGCGAAGCCGCGACCGCTAAGTAATGGGGCCGGAATGCGGCGAGGTGTGCCAGGGGCTCCAGTGCCGGCAGTGCGGCGGCCGTCGGACGTTTCGATTTGCCAAGAGTTGGAGAATTTGCCGGACCAGACCGGGCCGGCCTCTTGGAGGTCGACGACGATTTCTTCGGCGGCGCGGGCGGGGCCGCGGCTAAACGCAGCAACCGCAAAGCGGTCGATGTTTTCCGCAAGGCGGTCCAGTTCGTTGAGGAGACCTCTACGGCGAGCCATTACTGGGGCCTCGCGATCAGAGTGTGGAGAACCGGGTTATCGCCGCGATAGCTGGTGATGGCGATGATCTTTGCCTCGCGGGTGACGCCGTCTTGGGGATACTGCACACGGTCCGCTTCTGTTGGGTAATACGTTCCAAGCTCTGCAGCACCAATGATGATTTTGAGATCAGTCGTTTGGTACAGGCCCTCAGATTCACGGGGATTGACGCGGGTAATGACGGCACGGACAGTTACGGAGATGTCAGATCCAGTGATGGCTCCAGTAGTTGGGTTGTAGGTGCGGGGTGTGGCGGTTTTGATGTACGTGATGTCTTGGCCCCACTGGCGTAGGAGGGCTGGGGGTACGGCGGCAAAGGTGTCGTCTATGCGGGACATCAGCTGCGGAAGAGGCGTACAGCGTAATTAGAAGCGCCGGCCATGCAATAGGCGCCAAGGTAAGTCTGGAGCCAGGGGTAAACGTCAAAGACGTTGTTAATGACGCCGCTGGTTTGGGAGGTTTTGTTGTATTTGACTTTGAGTTCGCCCAGTTCCACTTGGTCGTAGATGCCGGTGGTGCCAGTGGTGCCGGTGATGGCGCTGGTGTCGTTGGCGAAGGCGCGGGCGAGTTCGTAGGTGGCAACCTTGATGCCGTCGGGGATCAGGGTGCAGGCGAGGTCAATGCCGTCAACTTTGTAGTTGTCGCGGGGCCACTTGAGGGCTTGGGTTTCGGTGCAGCGGTCGCCGTAAAAGCTGAGGGCGTCGATCCAGCGGGTTGCTGAGATCAGGGCGCGGTTCTTCTGGTCGTCGGTCTTGCTGACCCAAGTGCTGGAATCGGGGACCGTTTCGAAATATGAGTTGGCAGCAGCAAGCGTCACGTAGCTGTTGGCTGCGGCCCCGCTAAGAGTGGCGTCGATTACTGCAGCCACGAATCAATACAGTCTTTGCTTGAGTCTAGCTCCAGTGGAGAATTTTCTTGATTTGGGTGGGGAGCTAAGAAGGGCGGCGTGGTACACGTCGGCGCCAGTCATTTCGAGTTCGGCTTGCGTCTCTAGGTGCTGGCCGTAGGAAACATCAATGAAGGAACGGCGGTTATTCTGTAGTACGAAGAGACGCACTGTACTCATGGCTATCCGCAAAACTGCCAGCACTGAAGGCAGCCTAGAAGCGAAAGGACCTTCTGCATTGCCTGGTAAGGAGGTAAGGTCGTTGGAAGTGGTGGCTGCTGCAATCCGGGAGCAATTTGCTGCTGGTGTAGATGCTGAGACGATCCAGCAGGAACTTGCGGTGAGTCCGCATGTGTTTCGTGAGTTGCTGAGTCACTCCTACAAGTTGGTGGGTAGGGCGCCAACCATCTTTGAGTATCAGGAAAAAGTAAGGATTGGTGAGATTGAAGGTTGAGTAGATAGGCAAAAGAAAAGGCCCCCGAGTTGGGGGCCTTTGTTTTGGCGCGTACTAAAGATCAGTATGCGGTGGTATCGAAGGGGGTGTTGACCAGCAGGCGAGCGATGGGCACTTGCTTGGTGGTGCTGTACACGAGGCTCCAGCTGGCGGTGTCGGCCAGGTTGCCTGTGGTGGCAGCGTTGGTCGGGTTGTCGCCGGCGACGGCCCACTTGGTACCAGTGATGTGGTAACCGTAGTGGTAGTCCACAGCCAGGATGTCCTGCATGGACAGGATGTTGCGGTCGGCGCCAAGGCGCAGATCCTGTTGGATGCCCTCGGAAACCACACCCGACTTGAAGAGGTACACGGGGTACTTCTTGGCGTGGGTGGAGGTGCCGCCGGTCAGGGCGGTCAGTTGGTCGTCGATCACGACGCGGAGGCCCGCGAAAGTGGCAACTTCAGCTGCAGTTACGCCCACACCGCCGCCACCCCAGGTGATGGCGCCACCGGTAGACAGAGCGGAGGTGCTGAAAACGAGCATCCCCACCTGTTGCAGGTAGTAGGCCACGTTGGAGTGCATGGCAATCGAGTCAAGCTCGTCGCCGCGCTCGCCCAGCAGGGCCTTGGTGCCAACCACGTTGGCCACGTTCAGGAAGTTGGCCTCGGTCATCGAACCGGGGACACCAGCAAACGATTTGTTGCTTTGGTTGGGACCCAGCACGCCAGCGCCGCTGATGCCGCCGAAGAGGCCCAGCAGTTGGGCAGCCAAGGTGGCGGTCTTCAGCTTGTTAATGGCTGCAGACAGTTGGTTGCGGACGTGGGCGAGAGGGTCGGCGCCAGAGCCCAGCTTGCTGAGGTCGTCGGCCGCGTAAGCGAAGCCGCGGTGCAGCAGGGTCATGATCTGCTCGTCGGCAGTCACGTTCTGTGCAGTCAGGTAGCCCAGGCCGCCGTTCCAGCTGGAGGTGGAAAGGATCTGGGTTTCCGTGGGGGCGATGGGGTCGAAGAAAGGCACGCGCACGCGGGTACCACCAGCGCGGGCGTCGAGGGCAGCGTTACGCTGCACAATGCCGCTCTGGATCCACTTCGATTGCTCGAAGATGCCCTCGGCGGTGTACTGCAGGAATTCGGGACGGGTGACAAGGTTCGAGAGGAAAGTTCCCCCGAAGTTGCTGTTAGAAGCAGACATTGGATAGCTCCAGTGGAGTCATGGTTGGGGATGTGCCCCACAGGGGCTAGGCGCCGGCTTCTGCTTTGAGGAGGCGGGCCTTGTCGGGGTCTTGGCTGAGGAGGAGCATCTGTTGGGTGATGTTCCAGGAGTCCTTTTGCCAAGGGTTGGATTGGCCGGGAAGTGAGCTGGTGCGGGCACTGCCTGCTACACCCATTCCCGCCCGGTTGGTTGCTGCGAAGTGATGTTCGTAGCCGCTACCGGGATTTTTGAGATTGGCGATGTACTCGCCGATCTGAACTTCCACGCCGCCGGCGACAGCCACAGGCTGACCGTCTTTGGCGCGAAGGTTCTCCTGAAGTAAACGATACAGCTGATCGGGTGCTAATGCACCAGCGTTAGACAGTTGGGCGATGGTGGCAGATTTGATTTGTTCTTGTGTGTAGCCTTGGCGGATTTGCTCTGCTTCGGCTTCTTTGGCAGCAAGTTGTTGTTTGAGGTCGGCGACAGTTTGTTGGGCTTCTTCCCAGAGGGTTTTGTATTCGCCAGACTGGGCAAGTTGTTGGGTTTTGGCTTCCTGTTGGGCGGTAGATAGGGCGTCTAGTTGTTTTTGGAGGGTTTCGCGGGTTTCGCGGTCCTTGCGGCGTTCGCCAATAAGCTCGGCGTTCTTCGCACGGAGGGCTTCAAGCTGTTGGGCTAGGTCCGAAGTGTCAGCCACAGGCTGGGGTGCCACAGACTCCACGGGAGTAGGAGGCACAAGTTGGTCTTCGGGCACGATTATGTGTTACAGGGACGTTTCTAGTCTACAAGAGTACTGGCGGAATCTTCTGTTTCGTCCATGGAGTCTTGGCTTCCTGGTTCTTCTACTGAACTGGCCTCCTCGGTGATCTCCAACGCGGATTTGCCGGCGGCTTCCTCTTCGTCTTCGATGTTGATGTTGTCGGGGAGGATTTCGCCGCGGCGCAGGATTTCCAGCAGCGTGGAGTCGCTGATCTTGCCGAGTTGATTGAGTTGGGTGAGGACAGCAACGTCTTGGCCGATCAGGCGGTAGTAGTCGAAGTCGCGGTCGATGGTGATTTCGGGGGGTTCCAGGCCGACGTACTGGGCGGCGAAGGCGAAGGCTTGGTTGAGGGCAGATTCCAGCTCTTGGCTAATGATTGAGAGGACGCTGTTGGATTGGGCTTGGTCGATGCGTTTGGCCTCGGCAGACTCGGCGACAAACTTTTGGCCGAAGAGTTTGGTGACGCCAAGCGTGGACATCTGGGACTCCAGGGATTGGAGTTCGTTCATTTGGGCGTCGAAGCTGGTGGCGTCGGCTTGGACGT